AGAATGTTGTCGGGTCTTTATCGTGTGTACCAATTTGGAAGCCACCGATTTTCCCCTTATAACCTTCAAGAAATGTTGCTGATACTACTACTGAACGTAGCTTATTGATGAATGCAGTTTTAGCTGCTAAAGTATCCGTGAAAACATCACTAGCTACAAGCTTCTTAGCCAGAGCAGTATCAAATATCAATTTGTCTGCTGCAATCGAATTCGAGCGAATGATGTCGGTGTTCAATGTTCCAATCCGTGCATCTCCAACAAAAAGACGCTTAAAATAACCATCGATAGCTGTGATTTCATCTAGCAGCGTTCTACCTTTTAGTCGGATTTTAGCAGCTTCAATCAGAATGTTATTGCTATTCAGATTGATTTGTGAAGAAACCGCACTAGGCCCTGTCAATGTTTGGATAGCGTAGGAGTCATGTAGTTGTGACACTTGAGTTTGTGTGACAACATCCTGTGTGGATGTGTTATCGCTGAAGCGTTTAGGAGGTTTGTCACCACGGATTAAAGAGACTTGTCCGATAGCGACTTGGCCATTCTTCATCAACCAAATTTCGAGAGGGAATTCTCTTGCTTTAGTCGATGATTTCTGGACGGTCATCGTACCTGTAATGATTTGAATTCCAGTTTTAGTGAGCGTTACTTTATCAGATGCAAGTCCACCGTCAGAAGCCCATAGCTCGATTCCTAAAGGCGCATCTGGTAACACATCAACCCATACTTCCATGCGATAGCTAAGCTTTTCGCCCTTCGTAAATGTAGATGTGTTAAGTGGCAGTGCAAATCCGTGATAGACTGCTTGAGTCTTACCAGTATTTGTAATCCGTAGTAACCTAGTTCCGGCTTGAACTTCGATAACATTGGCTTCTGCTTGTTTCTTAATCCACTTACTGAAATTCGTTGGATCATATACCAGGTTGAAATCTTCCAAGAAATTAGATACACGGTTAACCAATCCGTCAGCAGTCTGAATAACTTGTGAAATAGAATCATTCTGTCTTTGAATAGTCTGTGTGTGACTCTTAACCGTATCGACTACATCGTTAAAATCAGCGACACTCACGATTTCAGAAGTATTAACATCGTAGTCTGTCATTCTGTCAGAGTGTTCAAGTTTCATCCCACAGATTTCAATACTACCGCTTCCATTCTGTCCAAACTGAATATTGTTAAATATAGCATCAGCAGTAAACGTAAATTGATATCGTACCCAATCTTTATTTGAAATGGACTTAAACAATATACGATTAGTATCATTTGTGGTCCAAGAGCGCATTAAAAGATTGACATTATGGCTTGAGCTAGTCGATGAGACCCTTGCCCAACAAGACATTGTATATTTCTCGCCAACAACTAAATTGAGTCTTTGAGCGATATCCTTGTTTCCGCCGTTTGTATTTCCTACAACACGAATTCCTTTTCTGATAGCGGCATGAGGGGCATCTGTGAGTGTGATTACTTCAGTATTACCATTACCACCAGAAAAACTTAATCTCCAGGTTCCTTCTAACCCATTTCCAGAAGGAATGATGGAAGAATTCTGCAAGAGATTATCGTTTCTAATAACATCTCTCAGTTTGGTTTCAATTCGTGAGATGGTCCTTTGAAATCCGTCAACAGAATTCTTGACGATGTTCTGGACTTGAGTCGCATTTTGAAAACCTCTATCATTGGCCAATCTGTCAAAATCAATACGAGATAATTTCTCGGTAATTTGGTCAGCTTGAACTTCGATTCTGTTTTCAGCAACCCTCAACCTGTCTGTCAGAGGGTCAACTTCTTGCTTAGTCACAAGTGTTCTGATTCTGTCTGTGATTTGCTCAATTTTTGCAAAGTTTGAATCAGACAAGCCTTTAGAAGTATTGGCAGATTCTAGAGCGTTCCTAGCTTCCTCCAAAGCTTCTTCAGCCGTCCGAGTAACTGTTGAACCAATAGCACGAATCTCTTCGATTTTGGTTCGTTGGTCTTCGAGCTTTTCGTTCATGCTGCTATCGAAACCTGAGAATCGATTGTCGATTTCATCCGACAGAGCACGCTTATTTTCCTCTGCTTTGGCTTTAATGGCATTCACTTCATCTGTAAATTGATTAACTAATTCTTCTTTTTGATTTTCGAAAGCAAGGTCAGCATTCTTGATTTCTTTCGCTAATTGTGTAGCGAATTGCCCTTGCAAGTGCTGAGTTTCATTCTTAACCGCATCATTAACAGCGTTAGAAAGCATATTGGACAAACCTGACTTAAATTTTCCAAATCCAATAGATAGTAGCTTCTTAGCCATCGGTGAATAAGTATACTTCGTGATTTTCTTACGAACGTCCATTTTGAATCGATCATGAAACAGACTGACAATATCAAAAATTTGAACAGGAACATCACTCTTTCCTTCGACTTGAATTTCTAAACTGTCTTCAAGCATGTCGCAGAGTGTTGTTCTGAAATACTGCTCACCGTATTTACGAAGTCCAGCTTCATCTTTTACGTCCTGGTCATTAACCTCAATCACATCTTCGTAGATTTGACTATACTTGTTAATAAGCGGACTATCTACCACAACAGAAAACTTACGATCAGGTACTTTTTCTCCCTCACCTTTGACGGTAGTCTTGAAGGTAATTCGAGTCTTCAAAGACTTAGTTGATGTCTTTTGTTGATAGCTAGATAAGTTCTTTTTGTACATAAATAGCGATTCATTTTCTGAACCACCATTTTTCAAAAGTTGAACCTGGTATCCATGACGTACAAGATCGCCACCCCACTGACCAAGGATAGAGTGCTTATCTTTTGTAAAAGCGACCATCGCATTGACACTATCAGTATTGAACGTGTGACGTTCGTCGATGTCGGAAAAGAATGAGAACGGATTCTCACGAGTGATACTTCCAGAAAAACGACTCAAAGCAGTTGAACCAGTCGCTCTATCCAAAGAAATCGGATTGATGACATAGTTGTTCAACAGTGTAAAGGATTGATTCGCATAGACTTGAATATAGCCATGTTTCTTTTGAACCTCGAAAATGACGAAATCTTGTTCGCCATGTAGGTCATCGGCTTTTAGGAAAGCTTCTTCTTTCAACTTCTCCCACAAAGCATCTGAGGTCGGAAAGCGAAAAGTCAGTTGATAGGTACTATTTGCTTCTTGAGAAATCTTGTCTGCATAAGCAGCATTTAGAGGAGTATTCCCATTTGTTAAGTAAATCAAATTTTGTACCTCCAATTTGGCCGAATAATCAATCTAAGAACATTCCCAGTAAATGTAACCCCACTTCTTCCTGTTGGGATTTCAAAGAACCCACCACGCTTTCTGAGAGTGTTCTGAACCGCCCCACTAGCATTGTAGATATTTTGCTTACCTTGTCTACAATCAATTGTAGCTTTCGTTTTTACATTGAGATACATTGTTTCTCTGCCGATAGTAATCGAAACATCTCCATCTCCCTGAACTTCAATGATGGGCTCAGAGTAAATTGTTCCTGGATTGTTAATTGTTCCTGGTCCATTATAAGATTCAGAATTAACCGTTTTTTGATATCGAAAAGGCTGCATGTTTAGCTTGATTTTCAATTGCCATGCATGATTACCAAAAGGTTTGTAGCTAGCCGTTAAAAAATGAGCATAAAAAATAGATTCAGGATGATAGCTAAATTCCAACTCATTGTCATTCGATTGAAATTTATCCAGGATAATCGAGATATCAATCATCTTTGTAACGTGAATTGTAAAAGTTCTGTCATAGCTATCATAAGAACCATCTAATACTCGATAACTTCCATTCACACCATGAAGCTCGGCCACCTCTCCTTTCGGTTTGGCAGCCTCAACTTCTCCAAAGTCGGTCACGATACAGCCTGGAAGGGTCGATGTATTAAAGCCATTAATGATCATATAATCCATTAGATTCCCTCCCTTGCTAAAATTGAACCATGTTGTTCATAAGTATTTAATGAGATTTTCTCATTGTCTAGATAGATGTCTGACGATTTTTCAAAGATAGCTGTAAGGATTGATTCCAAACTTGACCTCATAATCGCTATCTCAGACACTGTTTTACTCTCTTGTACTTCAAGCTGAGCTGAAGGCATAGCCAAACGAGCCTCAAGATTTTTCGTGACAGAGGCAGTTGAGTTTAAATCCAGGTTATCCCCTGAAAATACATCAGAGATTTCTCCAGCCATTCCACCAACTGTTTCTTTGACGCCCTTAAACCGTTCTTGTAGTCCTTGGTCTAAACCTTGCATGATTGCATTACCTGCAGGAATCAAGAGTTTACTGTCATATTCAATCGGTCCTTTGTGGTCACGAATCCAGTTTGCAATTCCACCAACAAAATTAGTAACGCCTTCCCAGGCAGATTTCAAACCACCTAAGAACCCATTAAGAATTGCCTTACCAGCTTCCCAAAGGTTAATATTTTTAATTCCATTAAAGATATTAGTAATTTTGGTTACCAGATCACTAACAGCTTGTTTCATGTTATTCCATGCAGTCTGAGCACCGCTGACAAGCCCATTGATGAAACCAAGTACAAGTGATTTTAGTCCGGCCCATGCTGCGCTCGCTGTTGATTTGATATTTTCCCAGAGACTGGATAAGAAACTTACAAAGTTATTCCATAAGTTTTGAGCACCTTGAATCAATCCAGTAATTAGATTCGATACTGTAGTTTTTATCCACTCCCAGGCCATAGATGCAGCCGCTTTGATAAATTCCCAAATTGTACTAAGAACATTAGAGAAGTTCTCAAAAACACCAGTAGCGTATCCAACGATAACATCCACAACTCCAGAAAAGTATGTCTTAATACCCTCCCAAATCAGAGAGATTCCATTTTTGATTCCTTCCCAAATCAGAGAAAGATCTACACCTAATTGATCAAAGTTTCCTGTAACTAGGTCAATGATAATCAAAATAGCACCCAAGAAAATCGATTTGATAAATTCCCAAGCGCCTTCAAAGATCATTTTAATCCCTTCCCAAACTTGAGTAAGACCATCTGAAATGTTGTTCCAGATATTCATGAATCCGTCAATGAACGGTTGAACAACCATCATGACAGCTGTAGTAATCAATGTCCAAGCCGTAGACGCGGCCTCCTTGATTGATTCCCATAAGTCAGAAAAGAATGTTACAACAGCATTCCACATCGCTTTTAAAGACTCAACGTAAGCATTCCATGTTGTAACAACTCCATCCCACAAAGTGCTAGCACCTTCAGAGATACCAGACCAAAGACCGACAAAGAAATCAGCAATCCCCTGCCAAGCCTGTTTGATCCAATCCACAAAAGAGGACCAAATCTTTTGACCAGTTTCTGTTTGTGTGAAGAACCATACAAGAGCAGCAGTCAATGCTGCCACTGCAGTTACAATTAAGCCAATCGGGTTTGCTGCTAATACTGCATTGAAAATACCAAATGCTCCACTTGCCCCCATGGTAGCAGCTGCATTTGCTGCCTCCGCGGTAGTGAGTGCTCCTGTTCTTACGAACTGAGCCAACATAAGACCATTCGTGATGGATAATGTCGCATTTCTGATTACTTCTATTCCTTTTATTACAGTCATTACTGCTTTGTATCCAGCCCATGCACTTGTAATTCCGACAACTGCCGATTTTAGAAGATCTAAAGCAATAGGTGAATCTTTCAGCCATTTAGTGAATTTACTAAAGTTTTCAGAGGCTTTGCGAATAAAATTTGTAACGGATTCAAATGCTGTTCCAAGAAGGTTTATTCCTTGCTCACCATCTTTAATTCCTAAAAGATCTCCAACAAAATCGCCGACAATCCCTATTACATCACCTATTGCAGAACCAATATTCTCAAAAGTAACTCGAATATTATCTGCGATGTTGACAATTTGAGTTGCAGTTTCCTCACTAAAACCAATCGTATTCAGAATATCAATGTTATCCTGCTTACTTAATGACCCAAAAATCATGTCAAAAAAGGTCTCAAAGATTCCTGTTACACGAGATAGTTGATCAAAAACTGCACTTCCAAAAGCATCCCCAAAAAGCTGAGAAGCAATCTGACTAATCCCTTCAGTCAAAACCAAGCCAAGGCCAGAAAAAATATTTCCAACCATTGGTAAAAAATTATCAAAGAGAAAGGTAGATGTTGTTTTAAGCAAGGCATGCAGAGAAGGTAGAATATTCTCCCCTAGCGCTAACTTTCCAAGTACATTCTGAGCTGCTGCTTTCATGGATTCAAACGATCCGCTAAAAGTAGATGCTGCCTCTTTAGCTGTTGTCCCAGTGATGTCTAAATTCTCCTGGATAGCATGAATGGCGCTATAAACATCTGAAAGGTTGTTAATGTCGTACTTGACACCAGTCAACTTCTCTGCATCAGCCAAGAGACGTTGCATTTCTTGCTTTGTACCACCGTAACCAAGCTTCAGGTTATCTAACATGGTGTAGTTTTGCTTCGCAAACCCTTGATAAGCCATCTGAATGCTTTCCATCGATGTCCCCATCTTGTTAGCATTATCTGACATATCAATCATGGCCATGTTTGCTGTTTCAGCAGCTTTGTTTGTATCACCGCCTAAAGACTGCAAGAGACTAGCTGAGAAGCCTGTCACATTTTCCATATAGGCATTAGCTGATAAACCTGTAGTCTTGTAGGCTTCATTAGCATACCCCTTCACCTTATCAGCAGAACCTTTGAAAAGAGTTTCAATACCTCCGAGCGATTGCTGAAGCGCTGCACCTTCACTGATTGCTGCCGACAATGCCTTACCAATCCCTGCCGCTGCAATAACTTTCGTCATAACACCAACAAGACTAGAACCCAATGACTGTCCAGCACTTTGTCCAGCTGCACTCGCTTCAGGATTGAGGATTGATTGGATTTTACCAGTAATCCCTCTAGCTGATGGTATCAATTGTACATAAGCCTGTGCTATTTCTGTAGCCACTAATCCTCACCTCCTATCTTTTCTAAAATTTTCTGACGATATTCTTCAAAGTCCTCACCAGAATCAAAGATCATCTCCTTGCTTTCTTTAGCTTTAGTTTTTCCTGTTAGTTCCTCTGCAACCATTAATGGTTTGTTGATTCCTTTCTGACCGTCTGTTGTTTTAAACCAAACAAGAGCAGAAAGCCTATCAAGCACGCCTGCAAGCAAAAAGGTTTCAAAAGGAACTTTGCTATTGGTCATTGCTAGTTTGATCCGTGAATCATCTCTCAGACCAAAAGCAAAAACAGCTACCTGGTCAGCAGGTAACTGTCTGTAATCAAAAACCCCATATGTTTCAGCTAAATCACAAATAAGAGCATCTTCATCTGTTTGAATCATTCTAGCAAGGAGCGCTATTTTTTTAACTGGTTCTGACTTGTGAAAATCTCACTAATTTCTGCTCCCATTTTATCCAAAGGAACAATGCCATCCGCAGTCCGCACATGGTTTTTCAAATCTTCTGATTTGTCACCAAGCATAAGTTTGACCACTTTTGGTAAAACTGCCGGATTTGTATCTACTTCAGCGATTGCTTCGAGCAACTCATAATTTTCCAAGCGCTCTTTTGTGATTTCAAAAGAAAATCCGGTCGAAGTCACCCCACGGATTGTTTTAATCTGTGGCGCAGCTTCTTTATTTTTCTTTTTGCGATTTTGTTTTGACATGGTTAAGCTCCTTTGATGTATTCATAGTGTGTGTCATCAGTAGAGTTAGGAAAGGCAGTGACTGTCGTACCATATCCAAGAACACTTCCATCGTTATAAGTGATTTCATCGATGGCAGTTACCTTTCCTGAAGGGATAACAATACGTTTAAGTACACCACCTTTTAGAACTGTTTCGATTACAAGGCAATGATGTGGCAATTCTTTTGAATTTGCCTTAATGGTAATTCCTGATGACAATTCTCCAGATACATTATCTGATCCATAAACTTCCTTCAAAACTTCCACATTCAATGCTTCAATCAGCATATATTTGAATGTGTCTGTCTTTTCCTTTTGAACTGAACTTACAACGACACCACCCCATGCCTTAATATTTTCTGATTCTGGGGAGTTGCTATTGGTCATACCATCTTCTGAAATATAACCTAGTGCTTTAAACGCATCATCTAATTTTGTAGTTGCATCAGTTGGCAGTGCTGTTCCAAGAGGTGCAGAATAAACCGCACCTCCGATTTTAGGTTTTGCAGTCGTTACATTTGCTTCTGTAGCCATTTAATTTCTCCTTTTAAAAATAATTAATATCAAATACGGCTTGATATCGATATTGTTTGGTTTCAGTGTCCGTAAAATTGTAATCACTGTTCAGGTGGACACCACAGATTGAATCTAATTCAATCAATCCTTTCACAGCACTTTTCACTTTCACATTAAGCTCTGCAGCCTTCTGCATAGTTGGGCCATAACTTTGAAAAGCAAAGGTCGCACTACCAGAATGATTTCGCTCCTTCCCACCTGTCTTTTGAATAATGACAAAGCTATCGGGAGCTTCAGCTTCATGCTCAAAAAATGACGGTACATCTAAATGACCGTCAAGATATTTCTTGATAATAATTTCAATCATCTAATGCACCGCCTTCAACAAAGTGTTATTTTTCAAATTATCCCTCTTCGCTTTTCGCGTAGCTGGATAAATCATAGCATTGGCTCTTGTCTTACCAACGTGGCTATCTTGTTCATAGCCAGGACCACATCTTTTTTTAATGACCGTTGCTTCTTTGTTCAAGATGTCCTGAATCTCTTTTGATTTCAAAAGAGCTCCTACACCCGCACCGATAAGCTTGATTTTTGTATTACTCATAAGCTTCGACCATCACTTTCTTATTCCATTCTAAAGGCATCATAGCTTCAATGCCTTCCAAAGGAATGCCAATCGTACGCCATTTTCTCCCAAAGAAACGAACTTCACGGTCTTTCCACTCGTTCTGATCGCCTTTTGGAATGCCTAGTGTATAAGAGGCCTTCTTTCCAGTCAGACTGAGCTGATTCGTGATATCTTCTGCAGAAGCTGGAACAACCAGGACATTCTCTACTTGAATTTTTTTATTCTCATAGATAGGATGGCCAAAGTCATCCTGACCAGTCTTGGTTTTCCCAGTCAAAGTTACAGTAATTCCTTTAATCCGTCCCATAGATATCAATCACCCCATATCTTTGCTTTTTAATGCCCAGACGTTTCAATTCCGAGTCCTTGATAAAGAGACCTCCACCAGGGACTAGATATGATCCACTGAAGGAATATCCTAAAGCAGACTCAGCCATTTGAGTCATTGGTTCCTGATCAGTAGAGGTCATCAAGGTGCGAGCGACTACATCCACAGTTACGGATTTGACCACCATGGCAAAAGATGGATCAGTAGCCACCAACCCATCTAAATCCTTGCCAACTTTTTTAGCTTCAACACGAAGAGAATGAGAAACAACTTCCAACAGTGCTTCGGCTCGTTCTTTCTCATCGAATTTCAATGTTCTCCACAATGTTTGAACATCTTCTACTGTTGCAAAGTTTTCCATTTCTACCTCCAGCCAAGCGACTACTGAGCTTCAGAGTCAGCTTGTTCAATAAGCGAAATCAATTCAGATTTTGTGGCGCGGTTATCATAAGTAATACCTTTTTCATCAAGGATTTCTTTCAACGCTGCGTTAGTCAATGAGTCCAAAGGTTTGTATGCTGCAATTGGAACCCAATCACCCCCAGAAATTTCTGTATTAGTGTTGATTGTTGCTCCTGTCTTTTGGTTTACATACTCAGCCATGATTAACCTCCCGTTTTCACAATACGAGCGAAACTAGCAGCGTCCATGATGCCCCATCCAATGTATGCTTCGCAACGGATATAAATCTGGTTATACCCTTTAAGGTCGCGACCGCTGTTGTCAGGATCACCATACTTGATGATTTCCATCGGAACTTCTTTCGCATAGCCCCATTTGAACATTGTTTCAAAGTCCCCAACAATCGCTGTGTTTTTAGGATCTGTTTGTGAGTATGATACAGTGCGATTTTTATCTACTGCCAATCCATTGATTGCATCAGGTACACCGCCCCATGCCAATTCAGGATACAATTTCCCGCCTTCAGCATTTTTCATTTTAGAAAGAGCAGTTGTAAAAATAGGATCTAGGATTGCTCCGGTGATATCACGTTCTGAACCATCAATCATACCGACAGCATCTTCCATACTTTCATCTGGGTTAGATTCTTTGAAAGTTACTGTCTGAGTAACTTTTTTATCAAAGCAGTTAGTTCCAATAATGCTTGACTCTTGTTTTGTACGTGGGTTAATACCGTGAATACTCATAATATCAAGCCCTCGTGCTAATTTTTTAGAAAATCCTTCCACAAAATCACTGAGGATGTCAACTTTTGCTTCTTCTGAGGCGTGTAAAAACTCATCAGATACACGGGCACCATATTCGACTTTTAGTGGAACAATAGTAACAGGATCAAGGCTCACACCACCATGAGTCTTCTTGCCATTTTCAGCCACGATGTCGATGTCCGAATCAAAGTCGAAAATGAACTCTTTTTGGCCATTAAACGGAATAGGCTTTTGGGGTGATAGCTTAGCAATTGATGAATGTCCCTTCACCTTACTAATAACTTTTTTTACAAGCTCTGGATCAAATAGATTTCCTTTTGCAAGTTGTGCTTCTGACATATTTTTTTCTCCTTTTTAATCTTCAATATTTAAATTTTGAACCAAATTTCTATACATGGTTCTTTCATTATCTTCTTTCGGAACAATCGGCTCCGTTGATTTTACTGGCGCTACTTTGCTTACTGGCTTCATAAAACCAGCTAAGCGCTCTGCATCAGCTTTCAAGCTTTCTTCATCAGTTCCCTGCAAACGATCTGCAAGGTCGTAAGGCAGTCCATGTTGCAAAGCTACTCGAGTTCGCAGACTTGCCGTCTCATAACCAGCGATTTGATTCTGCAAAACTTCAAGTTGCTTGTCTGCATCTGCCTTACTTTGATTAGTAGCTTCGATCGTTGACTTCAAGCCACCATTTTCTTTTTCCAACTCTTCAACACGAGATTTGAGCTGGTCATAGTCGACATATTTCTCTTTCTCTCGAGATAAGCGAGCCTTAATAGCAGCATCAAATTCTTCCTGTGTAGTGATTGGTTTAAATTCTGACATTCTCATGTCTCCTTTCTCCTGCTTTCCCGGCAGTTCGGTAATTTTTTTGGCATCAAAAAAAGCAGTCACAAGACCGCTTATTTTAATAACTGATTTTTTGCTTTTTCTTAGGCTTGGTTGTAGCACAAGCCCAGTGCGCAAGCAAAGCACTATCCATCAAAGAAATATCCATATCGTCAAAGTGCGATCGATAACCAAAGCCACCATTTGAGCCAATATTCCGCTTATCACAGTTAGTAGCTACCTTTGATAGAGATGGTTGACCAGCGTGACAGATGGTCTTCTGGTAAATTCCCTGTTCCCAAAGAGCGTTGGCTACGATGATTTCTTTCACCGTAGGCAGAATCACATTCTTGATTCTGTAGTCCTTCAACTCTTCATCCAGGATCTTTTGACCACTTGCACCATCCACAACAATCTGAGCTACATCAGCTTGTCGTAGAAAAGCTACCATCCACTCATTCCCATTACGAACGGATTGACAATCGACAGTTTCAACAAAAAAACGACCATCTTTGGTCCGTGCAGCAATACTCATCGCTACATTCGTTCCATCTTGGCCATACTTGATACCAACAGACAGCTTGCCAGACAATTCTGGTACGTCATCCACCTTGAGCTCGTTCCACTCCGTCTCAGAAATAGCAGATTTCTGGTTGTAGGTTGGCCAAAATCCCAAACGTTGGATATTATGGTCCAGCTTATCCTCACCAAGCTCTGCTTCAATCTTACGCTCATTTAAGTGGTAGCCCATGGATGGATTGGAATTATACCAAGCTTCCACATCGTCGATTTCCTTTTCATCGGAAACCGACCACTCAGCCCAGCCAGAATACTTCCCTTTTCCAAAGAGACAAGTCTCACGGTATTTCGTAAAGACCGTACCACTCGATACAGGAGTTGGAGGTGTCCCACACATGATTGTGA